CAGAGTTATTACAAACACTATTCAAACATCAGAATCTATCATAAGGTTAAGAGGTGTATTCAGAATAATTAATAATTCATTAAGTGTATCAGAGGGATTAGTAAGACTAAGAGTATTGACTAGAGTTATTAACAACACAATACAGTATGCTGAAACAGTCATACGATTAAGAGGATTAACTAGACTAATTAACGAGTCTGTTTCAATCCAAACATTCAGAGAAAAACTCAGAGCATTAAAGAGAATCATTGCAGAAACAATACAGTATAATGAGACATTGAGAATGAGTTGGACAAGGGCATTTACAGAATCAATCCAAATTGCAGAAACTCAAATACATCTAAGTGCAATGTTAAGACGTGTTGCAGAATCTGTCAGTGTATCTGAAACAAGATTAAGAGTTAGAGGAATGTTGAGAATTATTAACAACTCATTAAACATCAGTGAATCTATTATAAAATTGAGAGGTATATTCAGAATAATAAACAATAGTATTTCAATACCAGAGACAATAGATAGGTTAAGAGTATTAACTAGATTAATTAATGAATCTGTATCAGTTCAGACATTCAGAGAGAAACTAAGAGTATTGAAGAGGGTATTGAATGAGAGTATAAGTGTTTCAGAAACAAGAATAAGAATAAGAAACATCTTAAGAAGAGTATCAGAGTCAATCAATTACGCTGAAGTGGTTATACCAGTAAGAGGTTTGTTCAGAGTTATTAACAACACAATACAAGTATCAGAAACAGTTGGAAGATTAAGAGCAATATTCAGAATCATTAATGAATCCATATCCATAACTGAAGTGATTAAGAACTTTAAACACATCATACCAAAGGTTAATGAGGTGATAAGTATAATCAGTACTGACCTTGAAGCAATGGGTAAAGTATATGTTATCGTAGAATCAATATCAATCCAAACATTCAGACAAAAGATAAGAACATTATTAAGAATAATTACTGAAGGTGTCAGTGTATCAGAACCAATAGCAAAACTACTACAAGATGGTGCTGTTAGAATCACAAAGACACTAAAGATTCATGACAGAGATAAGACTCAAGATATATATGATAGAAGTGAGAGTGAAAAGACCCATGATAAGGATAAATCTGTAGAGATAAACGATAGAGATAAGAATGTCAAAACTTATAAACGTGACAAACGGATTAAAGGTGGTTCATAATGAGTAGCATGAATATGATAGGAAGAGCAACAGAATTTAGAGTAAAATCAGGTAGTAGACCTACATTACAGTTAACTATAACTGATGATGCTGGTGCAGCCAAAAACCTCTCAAATACTGTAACATATAATTCAGGTAAATGGAAGGTATGGAAGCCTGACGGAACACTTATTATAGACGGTGCTATTACTTTTGTCACTAGAGGTAGTGGAATTATTAGTTATACATTAACAACAGCCAATACAGCAATAGCTAATGCTGGAAATTGGTCAGGTGAAGTAGAGTTAAAAGATAGTAGTGGTGAAATATCAGAACAGACAAAAACTTTTAACTTTGTAATAGAGGAGAGTTATTAGAATGAGCGATATAAAAATAGTAGCAAGTGGAACATGCTCAGAATGTGAACACCCACAAAAAGACCATGAGGGAAACACAGTTTGTGATGTAGAAGGTTGCGATTGTACAAACATAGGTAGTTACTAGTAAGACTTATATATAGGCGTACGTAAAGTACCTTATGATTAAGTTAAGCGATATTAACGATGAGATATATTTTCACTGGAGAAGAGCACAAGTAGATGCTCTAGGTACTGAAAGACTAGGACAGATTCACGTCTCAGATATTATTAAACCCTGTATGAGAAATGTTATCTATAAAAAGACTGAGCCAAGTACTGGTGTAAGTACTGAAGATGTAAAATCATTATGGTTTGGTCAGATCGTTCATTCAAATTCTATGATGGCTGAACCAGAACATCATGAAAAGTTCTTAGCATATGACTATGTGAGAGATGAAGCACTGACATATTCAGAGGCATTAGAGATACCAGTTGATGACCCAAGGCAAATGGATATTATTTATGGAAGTATAGATGACTTGATAAAGGTGGGTGACAAATGGGTAATATGTGATAAGAAAACAACTGGCAGTATAGACTATTTCAGTAAGGCTAGATCATCAGCAAGTGATTCACATAAAGACCAGATTAATAGATATAGAGTATTACTTAAAAAATGCTATGATATAGATGCAGACTATGGGTGTGTGGTATACGTATCAAATAGAATAGAGAAAGACTCTAGGGATAAACCAGCAGTAATATCATTTAAACTACAGCCAATAGAGGAGACTCTTGAGGATATGATTAGAAAATCTAGAGAGATAAAGGAGTCTCTCACAGATAGAACTCTCCCAGAAAGAACAAAGTGTTTTCTATGTGACGGTATGTGTCCATATGCAACAAAATGTTTTACTGATAACAGGGTGAGTCTTGATGACAAATAAGATAAGATATATTTCACCTCAATGCAGAACACATGACCACGTAGATTGTAAAAAAGCACAAAAAGATTCTCCACTTAGATGTGAGTGTCTTTGCCATAAGATTGTTGGAGAATGAAAATCTATTTTCATACAAATAATAAAGCCACAAGAGATGCATTACAAAAATGTGGTGTTAAGAACGTTTTTATATCCTTCAAATACTCTCATGATATATCAACGTTTTCAGATTGTTTCGACAATATATTCATATCAACAAATTCTAAAACAGACCGAGAAAAATATTATGATTTTTTGAAGAGAGAGAAAGAACATTACACGTATGCAACTCAATATTATGTGGATAATAATATGAGTCAGACATATGACATATTCAAAGAGGAAATGAATATGGGGTTGAACACATTACCAGTTCTAGAAGAAGACTATGTAAAACATCTAAGTCTTTTAGGTGGTAAATCTAACCACATATGTATAGGAAAAATGCATGGTAGATTTGACACTGAAGATTCTATAAAAAGGTTACCGACTAATCTGAAGTATCATGGTATGGGTAAAGGAAAATACCTAACAAAGAATTGTTTTGATAGTGTTGATACCAGTCTTTGGATATCTGCAGCAATGGCAAAAAAATTTGATGTGTGGTATAACAATTCCGTAGTAAAAATAGATTTTAGAAAAGATGGTAAAATATCAGACCCAGTGTTGAAATACTATTGTGATATCTATAAAGATAATATGGAAAAGATAGGTATAAACTGGCATGGTGTTCAAGAAAGACATTACTATACATTATTGAAACTACCAATAGCACTGTACTACATGCCTATTTGTAAGCATTTAAACTCATATGCAGATAACTTTATTAAGTAGATAACATTAATTGTTATATAATGGCTGAAGATTTATTTAAAATTAAATCTATAGATGGAAAAAATATAGTATCTGCTGATAAGAGAAAATTAATATCACCGTATAATTCTACAAAGCATTTTAAAGATGCTAACATACCAGCATATTGTGACCAATGTGTTTACAGATCAGTAGACACAGGTGGAAATGGAAAGTGTCCAAAATATGAAGCTGGTGCTGTCTGTTCTATCAGGGATGATTATATTAAAATTATAAACTCACTCGATACTAGAAACCCAGAAGATGTAAAATCAATGCTTGATATGATAGCAAAGATATCTTTTGAAAATGTTTTGATGGCATTAACTCAGGCAAAAATGGATGGTAATATACCAGACAGAAACACAAAGTCTGAGATAAACACATTACTAGCAGTAGTAAAATCAATTAATGATCTTAACACTAAGGTAGTCGTAACAGAACAAAAAACCATTGATGATAAGACTGGAGATATATCATCTATATTCAGACAAATAAAAGCTCAAAAGAGTGGGGATTAATGTTAGGTGACTTAGGATTCACTCTCATATGTTTGGCATATTTTGCTGGTGGTATAACAATAGGATATTATATACCTAAATGGAAAAAGTCTAGAAAAACTAGAGGTGATGGTAGATGGGATTAGGAGATTTGATAAAAGGTATATGGGGTGAACCAGAATGGGATCTGCCTGATGAAAATGAATTAACACGAGAGATAGAAGAATTAGATAGGAAGATAAAAACCATGCCAAAAAAATCAAGTGAGAAAACAAAGTTGACATACACCATGGCTAATAAAATGCAAATATTAAGACTTGTTCTTCATAAGAAAAAGAAGTTAAAATACAGACCAGATGCTCAGGGTAAATGGGTATGGATACCTGAAGAAGAATATGAGGGTAGGAAGTATGAATAATGGCTAGACCAGATGCAGAGGTTTTAGAAGAGAGACAAAACCTACTTCAACAGATAGCAGAATGCGCTGCTACACCTAGTAAGTTTAGTGAGATATTTCTTGGACATGATGTTTTTGATTATAATAAAAAGTATGTGGACTGTCAAGATAGATTTATAGTATATCGTTCTGGAAGACAGGTAGGTAAAACTATGTCTACTGCAGTAAAAGCAATACACTTTGCATTCTTTGCACCACTTATGTTAAAAACTGTTAAACATGAATGTACTATAGTTATTGCAGCACCTACACAAAATCAGGCTGGTATCATGTATGATAGGATTAGAAGCCTAATAATGAATAATGAATTTCTTAAAGGGTATGTTGTAAGAAATACACAGACAGAACTATGGGTTAACTTCTTAGATAACACTGGTATGTCAAAAATAATTACAAGGGCTACTGGTGAGCACGGTACCACACTCAGAGGTTATTCACCTCACTGTATAATAGCTGACGAATGTTCTTTCATTAAGACCAATATACTTAAAGCATTTTTACCTTCTGGTATGGCTACTCAAGCGAGAGTGTGGTTAACATCAACACCTTTCAGTAAGTCTGGTTATTTTTATGAAGCGTGTCAGAATAGTAAGTTAAAAAAATCAGATGGATTGTGGACTGAATTTCATGTAAAATCCACAGATAACCCATTAATTCAAGAAGACCCAACATTCATTGAAGAGATTAAAAGACTAACCAGAGAGGAGTATGTTCAAGAAGTCGAAGGTGAGTTCTTAGATATAGGTAACGCACTTATACCAAACTCATTGCTTAGAGATGCAGTAAATGATAAGAAGCCTAATGGTCAACCTACATATTACATGGGAGTTGATGTTGCTAGAAGTGGTAGAGATGAAACTGTATACACAATAGTTTGTGTTGATAAAGACGATCATGTGTTTGTAGAAGAGGTTATAGCAGAGTCACAATCTAATGTAGTTGATGTGTGTGGTAGAATTAACAATTATGTACGTGATTATAGAATAGAAACTGTATACATAGACGAAACTGGATTAGGTGGTGGTCTCATAGATCTTGCTAGAGAGCAGGGTATACCAGCAAGAGGTGTTGTATTCTCACTACAAGAGAAAGCATCCATGTATAAGAACTTAAGATTATTATTTGAAAACCATAGGATATCTCTAAATAAGGTTGATAAACTGGTGTACCAGTTATCATATTTAACTAGAGAATATACTGAGGCTGGTATTATGAAAATTAAATCAGAAGAACATGATGACTACCCAGACAGTTTAGTTTTAGCATGTAGAGCAGTGTCAAGTGGTGCTGAATGGCATGTTTTACCTGTTGGTGAGGGAATAAAGAAGGCATTGTTCGGTTAACTTTATATAATATTACTCTAAGATATAGTATGACTCAAGAAAAACCAGATGATATAGAAGAAATATCTGATGGAAGTTTAGAAGAAATTAAAAAGAAACCAGAATATAAAGACGCTTCTACGCCTGATGATTTATGGAAATCATGGTTAGAAAGACGTAAAACTGGTCAAACTACAGTCGGTACAGGTGCTGGAGGTATTGGATTAGAAGGTGAACAGGCATCTGGTACTGATAAAAGCATCAATAAACCAGTTGAAACTAAAACTTATATAGAGGAAAACAAAAAAGAGAATAAGGAAAATGAACAGTAATAAGATTAAGAACACCAAAGTAGGAGACGATATACATTTTTATATAAATGGTGTTGAAGACCGTGGTATAGTTGTTAAAATGAATAACGAATATGTTACAGTATTCAAAGAATCAACCCAAAA